GCAGCCAGAAAACAGAGCGTCCGCACCGGTGCGCACCGGTGCGGACGCACCAGTCGCATTTCCGCTGCCGCGGCGCGCACCGACCGCAATTGAGGCTGCCGCCATCCGGTCGCTGCGTGCGAAATTGCCGTCGCTTAACGCCACCATCGTGGCCGTGTATGGCGCCAAATCCTCCGACACACATCGCTGGGTGTCAGAGGCGTTGGGCGCCACGGAGACGCCGGCGCATGGGGAAGCGACCAAAATCATTCGCATGGGCGGTGCGCGATGAAGCCACGCCAGCAAACCGGCTGGCACCGCTTCCGCTGGATGCAGACGACGCGCGTCGGCATGGATGCTGAACACCTGATGCGGCGCTACGGTATCCCCGTCGCCAGCCGATATGTGCCGCTCTTTGGCCCGGTGGCGGAGGTGGGGTTTGATGTTCCTCGCCGTCAGGCCGTGTGGGCCGAATACCTCCTTTGCCGCGCAGGTTGGATTCTGACCACGCCGCTGCTAGACGAGAAGCACCGCGCTCTGCTGGAGCGGTCGTGGACGGAAGGCGCCAGCCGGCCGGCCGGTGGCGGCCGCATCAAGCGCCAGGGATTTATGGCAAAACTCTACGGCGCGGCGGATGAGATGCTCGGCACAAATGAGGCGTACCGCGAACGCAGGGCGCCGCCGCCACAGCGCTGGTCCAAACAACGACTGCCGCCCGCGCCAGCCCCCGCGCACACAGACGTTTTCAATTGGATTAAATCACTGTTCAGGGGGAAATAATGGACGATAACAAAAACGACGTTTATATGCAGCATGAGATCAATGCACTGCGCACCTCGCATCGCTGGGCGACGCTGGGGATCGTGGTCGTCATCCTGCTGGCGCTGGCTGGATTGGGCTGGGCCACCGACCATTACTTCGGTCCGTCTGGCGTGCGCGTGTTGCTCGTCGGCGCGGGTCTGTTGACGCTGCTAGCGATTATCTACCTGATGAGCATCGGCGTGTCGGCCGTGTTTGGGCGCCAGGCCATGCAGCATCACGATAACGTGCTGAATGGCCTGATCCAGTTTCAGCGAGCTGACGACTATGGCGAGGTTGCACGCAGCGTCGCCACCGGCATGTCCGGCGCCATCCGATCCGGCAACCAAATCGATGCGCGGGTGCTCCAAATCGCCAACCAGATCGCGCGGCAGCAGCTCGCCGACAGCCAGCGCCAGCAGCCGGCGCCGCTTCCGCAAAGCTGGGCCATGACCGACGCGCCGGGTGAGCCAGACGCCGACACGCAATTCCGTTGGATCCAATGAGCAAGCGCGGCAAGCCCGGCCGCCACCGCTGGATCATCAGCGACTGGCTCGCCGACGGCGACGGCGCCGAGTTCTGGCTGACCCTCATCGCCGTGGTAGGCTGGATCCTACTGATCATCATCGTCATCCTGAATCCGGTATGACGACCAATTGAGGATAGACACCATGCTCCTGAGTCAGGCAAGCCACCATCGCCGACGGCCGCAGCGACCGCACCGTGGATGGCTACCTGCGTAGGTACGCCGCCTGGCCGCCGCGCTGGGCCGGCGGCTCGAGATCACCTTCGTGCCCGTTGACCAACCGTAGAGACGCAAGATCTTGCGTCTCTACTTTCCCGACAACACTGGATTCTCATGCTAAAGTTATGGTAGAATCGAGTGGGAGCGGAGCAAGGAAGATGTAAGTTGACACCGAACCAGGCGAGACAGATCGAATTCGTGTGTGCGGAGGTGGGCAAGGTGCTGGCCGGGCTGTTGCAAACGCCCGCCGTCAAGGGTCAGCAGGTGATCATCCACATTTCACGGGATCGCCGTGAGGTGTGGATTGAGAAGCCGGCGGAGATGGTGCACATTCGGATCGGGCAGGAGGAACGCTGAGGCGTTCGAGGCGACAATCACATAGCGTATCCGGCAACCGGGCGCACTCTCCCACGAGAATGCGCCCGGTTGCTTCGTGTAGAGATTAGAGAAGGCAAAATCGAGGGCGGGCTGTCGCCCGCAATTCCCAGAACGAAAAAAATACCGAAATTACCGGTTTGGGCAGGGTGCGCGCAGGTATAAGTAAAAGGTTTGGTTCCGAAATTACCGGTTTGCGAGGGGATCGAGTATTTCAAGCGAGGAGAACACAGTATTTCCGGCATCCCCGGACGTTCCGGGGCAAGCGCAAAGCCGCAAAGCCTATCATGGATTGTTGGCGGCGCTGCGTGACTTTGCCTGGTGGGAGGATTACCGGGATCTGGTCGAACGCGGCTGGGACTGGCGCAAGGCGGTCTATATTGCGTGGCGGGCGTCGCCGGTGAAGGATCGGCGGCCGGAGTTGCAAGGAGAATTGGCGACGGCGGTGTTGGGGCTGGCCAGCGATCGGGTGATTCGCCAGTGGTTGGAGAAGAACCCGGAGATGGCGGAGGAGATTGTGCGGATGCAGGCGGCGCCGCTGCTGAAGCATCGGCGTGATATTTTCAAGGCGCTGGCGACGGTGGCGAGCGACCCGGACCCGAAGGCGCACCAGGATCGAAAATTGGCGTTGGAGATGCTGGGAGATTACCGGCCGCGCGCCCAGACTGACGTCGCCCTCACCACGCCCGACGCCGGCGTGCACATTTATTTGCCCGACAATGGACGCGACGCGCCCACAGCCACGGACGCTGCCGATGGCTGAGTTTGGCCCGCAACCCGGACCCCAATCACTCTTTCTGTCCAGCGCCGCGGACCTGGTCATCTACGGCGGTGCGGCCGGCGGCGGCAAAAGCTTTGCCCTCCTGCTTGAGCCGCTGCGGCATGTGCGTAACCCTGGTTTCAACGCCGTCATCTTCCGGCGCACGTCTGTCCAGGTGCGCAACCCCGGCGGTCTTTGGGACGAGTCAATGAAACTCTATCCGCTTATCGGCGCGGCGCCGCGGGAGTATCTGCTCGACTGGAAGTTTTCTAGCGGCGCCAGCGTCAGATTTGCGCATATGGAGCACGAAAAGAACCGGTTCGACTGGCAAGGCGCACAGATCCCGCTGCTGTGCTTCGACGAGCTGACCCACTTTACCCGCGAGCAGTTCTTCTACATGTTGAGCCGCAACCGGTCGCTGTGTGGCGTGCGCCCCTACATCCGGGCAACCTGTAACCCTGTGCCCGACGACGACGAAATCGGCGGGTGGGTGCAAGAGTTTGTGGGCTGGTACATTGGCGAGGACGGCTATGCGCTGCCGGAGCGCTCTGGGGTGGTGCGCTGGTTCGTAGTGGTGAACGATGTGTTGCGCTGGACCGATGATCCGGCCACGCTGCGGGCGCAGTATCCGGGGAGCAAGCCAAAGTCGTTCACGTTTATTTTGTCGAGCGTCTTTGACAATAAGATTTTGTTGGAGGCGGATCCGGGTTATCTGGCGAATTTGATGGCGCTGTCGCTGGTGGATCGTGAACGGCTACTCGGCGGGAATTGGAAGATCAAGCCGGCGGCGGGCAAGGTGTTCAATCGGGGCTGGTTCGAGATTGTGGAGGCGGCGCCGGCGGGCGGGCGGACGGTGCGCTTCTGGGATCTGGCGGCGACGGAGAAGGCGATTGCGAAGCGAGACCCGGATTATACGGCGGGTGTGTTGATGCGGCGGGTCGGTGATGTTTACTACGTGCTCGATGCGATTGCGGAGCAGGCGGCGCCTGGCCGGGTTGATGCGCTGATGCATAACACGGCGACGCAGGATGGCGTGCTGGTGGCGGTGCGTTTTGAACGGGAGGGTGGGGCGAGCGGGGTGCGCGACGCGCGCAATACGGTGGCGCTGCTGGCCGGGTTTGATGTGCGGGCGGTGATTCCCCAGGGCGACAAAGTTTCGCGCGCCAAGCCGCTGGCCGCCCAGGCAGAGGCGGGCAATGTGAAGGTTGTGCGCGGGGCGTGGAATGGCCGATTTTTGAGTACGCTGCACGCGTTCCCAGGTGGGGCGCACGACGATGAGGTGGACGCGGCCAGCGGCGCGTTTAACGAATTGGCTAGAGTTGTTCGTGAGCAGGGAACCCAACAAGGATAAGAACTATGACAAGCGATCTTGGCATTGCCCTGGCAGCCCTGACCGCCAAAAAGCGCGACTACGACGCTCTTTGGCGGTACTACGACGGCGAACAGCCGTTGGTCTACTCCAGCGAGAAGCTGCGGGAAATTTTCAGCGGCCTCGAAGCGCGCTTTACCGAGAACTGGTGTGCGGTTGTCATCGATAGTGTTCTGGATCGGATGGAACTCTATACTCCGACTGTCGTCGATGACGAGGAGGCGACCCAGGCGCTTTACGGGCTGTGGGAAGAGACGGGACTCGTCGATGAAGAATATGGCATCCATGAAGATGTGGCGGTTACGGGGGAGGCTTTTGTGCTGGCGTGGCCGGAGGCAGGCGGCGCGGTCGCCGCGTTCCAAAACGACGCGCGGTTGTGCCATGCGGAGTATGCAGCCGAGAATCCGCGGCAGGTGCGCTTTGCGGCGAAGTGGTGGGCGGAGGAGGGGAGCATCCGGCTGACGTTGTACTATCCGGATCGGCTGGAGTATTACGCCACCAGGCACGCGTTCAAGGGAGGCGAAACACCGACGGCGAAGGCGTTCGAGCCGGTGGCAGGGCTGGCCGGCGGGGAGGCGATAGCGGAAAACCCGTATGGGGTGATTCCGGTCTTTCACTTCCGATCTAACCGGCGGCGGGCGAAGTCGCAGTTGGCCAACGTTATCGAGGTGCAGGACGCTGTCAACAAGCTGCTTGCGGATATGATGGTCGCGGCGGAGTTTGGCGCGTTCCCCCAACGCTATGTTATCAGCAGCGCTGGCATTGCCAACCTCAAGAACAATCCCAACGCTATCTGGGATTTGGTTGCTTCGGACCAGGGTGTGCAGGCGACGCAGGCCGGCCAGTTCGTCGCCACGGACCTGCAGAATTATCTGAATGCTATCAATAAACTCTCTGCTGATATTGGGATTATCACGCGCACGCCGCGACACTATTTCTATCAACAGGGCGGCGACCCTTCGGGCGAGGCGTTGATTGCGATGGAGGCGCCGCTGAATAAGAAGACGGTTCGGGTTCAAGCTACGCTGGCGCCGACGTGGCGCGACCTGGCGGCGTTTCTGCTGCGGCTACAGGGTCATGAGGCAGCCACACGGCAGATTCGGATTGCGTATGCTCCGGTGGAGACGGTGCAGCCGCGCTCGGCGGCTGAGGTGCGCAAACTGGCGGTGGAGGCCGGGGTGCCGTTGCGCACGCATTTGCGACGGTCGGAGGGTTGGTCAGAGGGGGATGTGGCGCAAATGGAAAGAGATCGGGCCAGCGAGCGGCTGGCCGAGCGCACTTACGCCGACGCCATGCTGACTGTCGCGCAGCGGGATTTTGATCGGGGTGATGTTTGAGATTGGGGACCAATTTCCCAATCTCCGTCCTACAACCCTTTCTTGTAAGACGATGACTGTGAGGGAACTATGCCGCCGTTGGTAATCGACCTGATGCAGAATTGGCGGGCGGATTTGTTGCGCGGCGACGAAGCTATGCAACAGGAGATGGCGCGGCGCTGGCTGGGGTTGGAGCAGGCGCTGCAGGCGCAGGTGGATGCGCTGGCGCTGGAGTTGCAAGGCGGCGGCCGGGTGACGCTGGGGCAGTTGGGGCGCAGCCGGCGCTATCAACAACTCATGCGCCAGGTCGATGATGAATTGGCGCGCTACGGACGTTTTGCCGAAGATCGCATCGCCGCACGGCAGCGGGCGCTGCTCTCTGCCGCCATCACCCACAGCCAGGCCGCCGTCGCCGCCGTGGCCACGGATGCCGAGATCCTTCTTCAATTTAACCGGCTGCCGGTGGCGGCGGTGGAAAATATGATTGGGCTGACTGGCGCGGGCACGCCGGTGGGTGACATCCTCGCCGATGCGAGCCAGGTAGGGCCGGAAGCCCTGCGCCAGGTTCTGGTCGATGGGATTGCGCTGGGCCGGAATCCGTTGGAGACGGCGCGGCGTGCGTTGCGAGAGGGGCTGGCGCGTTCGTTTACGCGCATGGCGACGATTGCGCGCACGGAGACGCTACGGGTGTACCGAGAGACAACGCAGGAGAGTTATCGGCGCAGCCATGTGGTGGCTGGGTATCGCCGGCTGGCGGCGAAGGATGAGCGCACCTGTCTGGGTTGTCTGATGGCGGACGGGCAGTTTCATACACTGGATGAGCCGTTCGATGCTCACCCCAATGATCGTTGCACGCTTGTGCCTGTGTTGAACCGGGGGGCGCCGGTTGATTATGAGACGGGGCCAGAGTGGTTTGTGCGTCAGCCGGAGAGCGTGCAACGGCGGATGTTGGGGACGGGGCGGTGGGAGTTATTCCAGCGTGGTGATCTATCGCTGGGCGACCTGGTGACGCGGCGGCGGGATGACACCTGGGGTGGGGCGCTGGTTCCAACGAGTGTGGGGCGGCTGGCGGCGCTGGGGCGGCGGCCATGAAACGCCAAAACACAAGCGCCCGATCCGGCAGTGGATCGGGCGCCTTTTTATTCCCGC